ATCCGTATACTGATATCTTGTCAACACGAAGCTCGAAATCCTCGATGTGATTTTCAACCGCCCATTCATAAAACTCTTTGACTGTCACTTTTTATATCTCCCCGACTGCTGTACACTTGCCATGTTATGTTTCTTGATGTCTTCCCAGAACCTGTTATTAATGTCGCATTGATAGGCGAAGTATCCATCGAAGAACACGAATGCTGTCTCAAGTTTAGCCGGAACAAACACATACGTCGTAGCCGTGGTTATTGCAGACCCGCCCATACCGCCAAATCCAAGCGCTGTACTCGCCCAAGTCTGGTCAAACATATACAGGTCTCCATCATCATAATCCACGCCGTTGTAGTAAACTGTCTTCATGTGTTGAGAGATGTTGAGTATATCCCTCGCTATTCGCGTCAATTCCATTACTCTTCTAGCTCCCCTAAGTAATCAATCATATTACACAACTCTGAAATTTCTTCGGCCCACTGCTTGATGGATGATAGATACTTCCGTGAATTGATTGAATATCTGGCTATAGCCTCGGCCAATTCATGTATCCGCTCATCTGCAACAAGCCAATAAGGCTTACATCCTAATGGGGGTTTGAATGTCGCCTTCTCTAAAATTTCTTTAATTTCTAGCGGGTCATATTTGATTGTCTCTCCAAGCTTAAACTTCATGTCGCTCTGACCATATTTAATCAGATATTCATAAATCTCCTGTGGTGTCCCCATCTCTTACCTCCTCAAAATCATAAATAGAATTCAAAGTCATGACCCGCAATCCTGTTTCCGTATACTTCCATTCAACCACTGGGGAAGTAATCATACTCTTAAGCATTCCCGGAAACACGCAATCCATGTAAAAACTTCTTCCAATGATAATTGTGTTAGGGTCAATATCCATAATTCTTCCAATACGACTAGTTGGATCTGGTTTATTCTCACCACTATGGGTGCTAATTCTTATTATTTTATACATTATTCATCCTCGTCATCGTCCTCAGACCAGCTATTTACTTCAATAATGTCCACATCAACGGCTCCCGTCATATCTTTTAACGATTGTCTGATCTTTTTGTCACTAGCTTTAGATAAAGCATCTCCTGCTTTACCGTCCCATGTTAAATCAGTCCTTACTGTTGTTATCATTTATCAAAAAACTCCCTATCGTATACTGAGCAGAACCCTCTCCATACTCTTCCGCCTGGATTCTGTCTAACCACCTATGCCACCCGTAGACCCATTTGTATGCTTTGTTCTCATCCCAGCCATTATCGATCATCAGCTTGTACCATTCGCTACGCATCCTATCATGCATTTCGTCATGAATATCTTCGATGGTAGCTTTATTACCATCCCGCTCAACCCGGTCAATAATTTCAATCTCCCACGGTCTCGGTTCATCTATCCAACAGATATCCTTCTCCGCAGCCTTACGGTCGAATGGGACTTTCTTGCGCTTGCAACGCCTATACACTGCCTTAGCTTTATCCATTCGCCACTGGAGAGACTCCTTCTCCTCGGAGTCTATAAACGACTCGGAGCTAAGATGAATTATCCCGCCATCTTTATCTCCAGCTTTGATTACGACCAAGTATGGGTAGTATGCAATCAGGTCAGCCGGTTTCTCAAACTTGAGAGGGATAACATCGTTGCCATAGGCATATATTCGATAATTATTGATGAGTTTATCTGCACCATCAAACATCTCTACGTGATCTTGGAAGTCGCTCTTACCAGAAATCCCCACTCAAATCACCTCTTCTCGACCCGATGTATGCCACGAGTATTTCGTAATACTCTATACTGCTCTTTGCATCGGTTTAATAATTCGTAGTACTGTTTAACATTCCCATGCTGCCAGTAATCATCGAGCTTCTCTTTATATGACTCCGGCGTTTCCATATATTTTCCGAAAAAATCAGCAAAGAAATTATCATCTAACATATCTATTCCCTCAATTGCAGTAATAATCTGCAATATAATCAATAGCCTGGAGCATCGATGGGAACGTTACTTGGCAATCAACCAATAGCCATGGATACACATCTTCTGTACCGAACCCGATGATTGGAATGTTGTTATCCTTAGCAAATTGACATTCCATACACGTTCCGCAGCTAACATCAGATCGAGTCAGATTAACAAGTACCAGTCTTGAATGAAGGATTTGATCCATGTAGTAATTCTTAACTTGCGAATCGCTTTGATGTTTTGCTTCGGTGTAGCTGAAATAATCAACCGGGTTGATAACCTTTACATTACATTCCTTATCCTCGACGGCTGTCTTGAACATCTGTACAGCTTTTTGCCTCCAACCAGCTCCTTCGTCTTCCTCGTTCTTACACCCTCCGGCGAGGTATATCCTAATCGTCTCACTCATTCTGCTGCTTCTCCAAATGTTGTTTTAAATGCGTGGCATACCAAATAATCTTTTCTATATCCTGTATGCCGTTTTTCTGTTTCCATCTGCAAGCGTACTTGATGATGTTCCCGGTGTCTGTGGCTTCCACGCCGTTAAGCCCGTCTGTGAAAGCCTCAATCACATCTATCACTTCAAGTCCAGATTTGCTCTGGTAATGCTTCGGATGAGAAACAAGTTCGTCATTGCTCTCGTATAGTTCCGTCATTCTTCCTCTCCCATGATTTCTTTGATGTAAGGCAACTCTTCAAGCTTCGATACGAAATCATTCCATTCATCTAATTTATGACCGACTCTTTGTCTTATCATAGTTACTACATTTTCATAGTTCATTGTTATTGTTCTTCTCTGATTATAAGAAGATGGAAGTAACTGTATTAACTGCCACCAGTATTTCTTATCTTTTGTTTCAAGATATTTTTCCCGATAAAAATTAAGCAACTCAATCAAGCACATCATCATAGTATCTGACTTAATCTTTATGCTTTCATTACTAAACATAACCTCGTAATAATTCGGATTATCTGAATTAATTCTTTGTATAGGTTCAAAAGAACCAAACAAATGCTCATGACTAAAATCATCTAATTCAAATTCCTTAGCGGCAATCTTGTGCATGGTAGAGCAGGAATTAGCAACTGTACCAATTTTGTAAGTGTCGAATTCCTTCCACCAATAGAGCGGAGCAATAATATCCATGGATACAAATATCTGTCTAAGGTATTTCCGATGTTCTGGTCCTGCTTTATAAAGCCTTCTCATTAAATCTAAATCAACAGTTCCAACAGTAAATCCCCTGAGACCATACTCAGAATAACCGCCATCGAACTCATCACCATAATCATAGCTGTCACTCTTATTCCAACTATTCAGCGGATTGCGCATGCCACGTATAGCACCCTCGAAATTAAAAACTTCAACATTATCAACCAATATCATCTATGTACCTCCATTCTAACATCTCGCCAGTTATCGGGTGTTTACCTGTGTGTTTTCGTTCACCCCTGCAGACACGATTTATATGTTGCCTACTTGCACCACACCAATCAGACGCTTCTCGACACGATGGAAATTTTTCACCTGTTGTAATACATAAAACAGGTTTTGCTAATGGATTGTTACCACCAATCTTCTTTTGTTTCATTCTCCTAATGGCATCTGTTGAATGATGTTTTCCATAAAAACCATTTTGTTCACCACATAGAACACATTTATTGCCACCGTCAGTTATGTTATATCCAAATTGGTGATTTGTAGTATTGAAAAACTTAATATAAAACTTTTCCCAATAATCGGCTTCCTCGCTACTCAAATTTTCTTTTAATACGATTTGTTCAAACTTCTCAAAACCATATTTTTGAATAGCGTGATAAAAATAGGTGCTACCCTTATATCCAGATTCACTACATCGTTTATAAATATCATGAGTTTGTCCAACATATAATTTACCATTCACAATATTTCTATATAAATAAACTAAATAATTATTTACATCGGTCATGTTCGAATCCCCATACATCTATGTTTTCAATCTTTATCAATTCCTCGGATCTCCTTCCAGTTAATAATCCCCTTGTTCTGCCACGCCCAGCCATTTTCTTCCTGGGCTACCATGTCCTCGGCTTCATATGGAATAAATGTGTCGTAGTAATCCTGAGTAACCGACACATGATACTCTTTGTCACCAGAGAAGTTTTCAATCAAAATCCCGGTATTGCCAGTGCCTGTCGTATAAGTGAACGCATCAGGATTGCTACGGAAAAAGTCAATCCCATGACTGATAAGCCGTTGGATTTCTTCCGAACTAAGTTCTTTCCCGTTAGTAGAATGCCAGAAGTTAATCGGGAACTTGATGTTGTCTTTTGTTATTCTCTTACCGTCTATGTCTTCCACACACGACTTGTGTGCACAGACTGGACAAACAACATAGTAGTCACCGAGAACTCCCTCATGCAGTTCATCCATCCCCTCAATCTCGAACTCACTCTCACAGTACTCACACTTGTGCGGATGTGGGAATTCGACTTCGGACACGGGGTTTGTGTTGTAATTATCCTTTATAACTTTCAAGATTATTCACCTCTTTTACTCCCGATATACTTTAGTATTTAACGACATTTTATCGTGCCATTTACCGCTTCACTTCTACAATAATGTAACACAAAAGCGGATGTGCGTCAACCACACATCCGTCATTTGCGACATTAAATCTGAGCAACCAAACTCTTAAATGGCTCGCTATTTGCGTTTTCTTTTGCCCATTTGATATAGCCAGGATTTTCGGCTTTAATTTCTAACAGCGTTTTACCTTTGTACTTACCAAATGGGAGTTCCCATGTATTAATATCCGGTAGAGGTTCCGGATCTGGCAACTTCTCTGCTGCTGTATTATCGTCAAACTGTAATTCGATATCCTTGCGACTAGCAAGATAATCACAGGCGTGTACCATGATTTCGTACTTTGTCTGAGGAATCGGAAGCTCAACTTCTGGACTACGTTTATCCGTATTCCATTGTCCCATGTGACTCCGAATTGAGCAGTAAATAATCTTCAATTCATCCGGCGTGATCGTATGTTCAACTTCTGCCTTCCACACTCTTACAACTTCATCCGCAGCAAGAAGAGGATGGTTAAATTTAGTGTATTTATTGTGTTCAAATTCTTCCTGAGAGCCAGACTTTTTTGTGTCATGCATCAGCCCAGCGACCCGAAGAAGATCACGTTCTCTGGAAGTGAATTGGTCTTTCACGCAATCGATCGAAAAGAGATGGTTCATGATCCGAAGCAATGCAAGGGTATGGCGTATTAATCCGCCCTCGTTCAGCGCATATATGGGATGATATTTCCCACTACTCGATGCAGGTACGTGATAAATGTACTCACTTATCGAATCGATGCATTC